GTCAGAAGCTGATCGAGCCCGTCGAGGTCTCGCCCAGTTGAACGGCGAAGCTCCTCCCACATGGAAGCAGTCGGACATCGAATGGGGTCTCCAGAGTGAGGTGAACAAGAACGGCGTGGAAGCTCTCCGTGCCCGCCTTGAAGGCCTCCCTGATGAAGCCCTTGCACTGCTCGCTCAGAACAACCGCTTCAACCCCACCCCTGGTGCTGCCCGTCAGCAATTGATTGACGAGCTTGTCGCTGAAGGCGTGAGACGCCGGCGTGATCGGTTCGGCGGTGCTGATGGTGGTGATGGTATCCGTGGCGCTACTGATGCTGTGGATGCCAACTACAGGAAGCCCCCTAATCCGAACGATGCCACCCAGGTCTCCGCTCGACAGGCTCTGATCGATGAGGCTCGCAGCTATGGCATTAAGGTCATCGATGGCGAGTCCGATGCGTCCATCGCACGGCAGATCCAGCGGGCCAAGGACAAGGGCGTTCAGCCGAAAGGCAAGGAAGCCCCTCAGCCTGCCAAGCCTGCACAACCGGCAGAGCGTATCCCGGCCCCTGAAGGCGTCCTCAAGTCTCGCTTCGTAGATGCCTATCGCGGCTCTGATGGCGAAGAGTACCTAATCCTCAAGGACGGTGAGGAGCTAGATCAGTTCCGCGTCGTGCGCCCTGGTGGTCGCGGTGTAGTAGCCGAAGGGCTGCCCACTATCGACGATGCCAAGGCCAAGATCCCCGGCCTCTCAAACCCCGTGGACGACCTCGCTAAGGCCCTCCAAGAGGGAGATGCTGAGAAAGCCGCTCAGAGCGCCGTACAGGCCCTTAAGGACGCGGTCGAGGGTAAGCCTAAGGCTGCCGCAGAACCCGCTCCTGGGGCTTCTGGCGGGGCTCTGCTGGATGATCCTCAACAGGTCCACACGTTGCCCCCGATGACGTACGACGATGGCATTCCTCCCCCAGGGGCTGGTGGTGCCGCGCCGTCTACGAACCCTGGTCCGATGCTGGACGCTGGCCTGATCCAAGATACCGAGATCCCCTTCACCGGGGGCTTCTGGCGTTGGGATCGTGCCGGCATCCTCGGCAAGGCTATGAACCCGGTGACTCGTCTCCTCGGGTCTGCGCTGCTCAACGATACGGTCGGTAAGGCTAGGCACGTCGTTAACACGATTGCGGCTGAGATCGAGCGGGACATCTACTACGCCCGCATCTTCGGTGAGTACAACCGCGTCAGGCGTGTGGCCTTCGTGGACTGGGCAGAAGAACAAGGGCTCACTCCATGGGAGCGCATCACTCGTCAGAACGAGTTCTATGAAGACGTGGGCCTGTACATTGCTGACCGCGTTGAAGGCCGGCAGTACAGCGAGCACGTCATGCGTCTCGGTGAGCACGTCAAAACCCTCCAGAAGGAAATCCTAGAGGATCTGAAGAACCCTCTCCGGTACAAGAACCTCGTCGGACGTCCTGTCCGTGGTTCGGAAGATGTCGAAGAGAACCTTCAATACCTCTGGCGAAAGATCGACGGCAACAAGGTCCGTGGCTTCATGGACGAGTACCGCTACGCCACCGTTCGCGAAGGTAATCGGGATGTCCCGGTTCTGGAGCTCCTGGTTCGTCAGGCGATCCGTGAGGCTCAGCCAGATCTCGATGAAGCGTTCCTGAACAGGCTCGCTCAAGGCTACGTGGCGGGCATCAATCGCCGCGCCAACGGTCTGGGTGATGCTTGGTCTCAGGCCATCGGCTGGAGGAGCATGGAACGGTTCCGTGCCGCCATTGCTGAAGACTTCGGACTGAGGCTCGATAACGCGGCTGACGTGGCTCAGCTTGATGCGCTGATGGCGCGGATGGAAGGAATGATGCGGCCCGCTGGGGCTGATATGTCAAACCTGAAGCGCCGCACGCTGCTCAGCGAAAAGGCCGAGATCACTATCGAGTCGCGCAACGGCACGCCGGTCACTCTCCGCTTCTCAGACATTCTCGACAACAACGTGGACCGTCTCTTTCAGACGTACGCGCGTCGAGCCGCTGGTCGTATCGCTCTTGGCCGCATCCGCATCACTGATCCGGCTGATGGCCGCATCCTCATCGACGGCATTACCTCGGACGCTGAGTTTGAGCGACTGCTGACTGCGATGAAGGAGTGGCAAGCCGGCAGCGGCCTGGACGCAGTGAGTATGGCGCAGATGGCCAAGGATGAAGCCAACCTCCGCTTCGCCTATGATCGTGTCATCGCCCACCCTGATCCTGAGCAGTTGAAAGACTATGCTCAGTGGCTTCGCCGCATCCGCGCATACATGACCACTCGACTCCTCGGTCAGGTCGGTATCGCGCAGTTGGGTGAGTGGGGAACGCCGATGGCTGCGCTGGGCCTCAAAGCTACCTTCAGTCACATTCCGGCTATCCGGCGTGTGGTCACTGATGCTGGTGAGAGTGTCCTGCAGAGCGCCTTCTTCCGAGAGATCGAGGCTATGGGCATCGGTATTGAGCGCCTTCACGGCATCCACTACCAGACCCTGGATGATGTCTCTGAACTGCCCTTCGGTGTCGACCGCGTAGCATGGCGTCAACGTCTCGACGACGGCGCTAACTTCGCCACTCGTGCCACGTACGAACTGTCTGGCATGAGCATCATTCAGCAGCAGCAGGAACGGCATGTGGCCGCAGCGATCTTTGAGAAGCTGGGGCAGCACGCCATGCAGTTGCAGAACGGTGGAACGATTGGGCGCGGCGCTATGCGCCGTTACGCTCAGCTTGGTATCGACGAGCAGATGCTTCAACGCATCTTCTCGCAGTTCAAGCAGCACGTCACGGACATAGATGGCCCCTTCACTGGCAAGCGTATCACGCGCCTCAACGTCGGTGAGTGGACCGATCAGGAAGCCCGTGCAGTCATGGAAGCTGCAGTCTTCCGCTACACGAAAAAGCTGATTCAGGCTCAAGACATCGGCAGTGCCGCGTTCTGGATGAGCAACCCCGTCGCTCAGACGATCTTCCAGTTCCGTGGGTTCTCCTTCACGGCCTGGAACAACCAGTTCCTGTACGGTCTCCACATGGCAGATCCAGCGGCTGTCGCTACGTTCGCGTGGCAGATGGCGTGGAATGCGATGGTGCGGGCTGGACAGGTTCAGTTGCTGTCCTCGACGCGATCTGATCGGGACAAGTACCTTGAGAAGAACCTGTCTGTCGAAGAACTGGCGAAGGCCGGCTTCTCTCGCGCAGGCTGGGCCTCTGTACTCCCCATGGTCATCGACACTGCGGCAGTCTTCGGAGGCTATGAAGGTCAGTTCAATGCCCGCTCTACAGGGCAGGCTTCGGACATCGCCTTCGGTTCCCCTGCACTGTCCTTCATCGATACCGCTGCAAAGGGTATCGGTGGCATCGCTAACGCTGCCCGTACAGGGCGAAGCGTGAGTCAGCCCGAGTGGCGCAACGCTGTGGGCGTCCTCCCCGGCCAGAACCTTCTGCCGTTCGCAATGGCCCTGTCTCTGATCATCAAAGACGCGCCTGAGAAGGCTCCTCGTAAGAATCCCCAATAAAGGAATGAAATGACCACGCCGACTTCTGTTTCCTACACGGGAAACGGGTCGAGTACCGATTACACGTTCCCATTTCCGTATCTGAGTAAGACCCACATTAAGGTCTACCTGAACGGAGTGGTGCAAAGCTCCGGTTACTCGTTCCTCACGGCGTCCTCGATCCGGTTCACCTCAGCCCCCACGGCTGGGGTGGCCATCGTGATCACTCGTGAGACCCCGTCTACCCCTATTGTGACGTGGCAAGATGGCGCTGTCATTCTTGCTGCTGATCAGAACTCTGCCTTTAGGCAGTCACTGTATATCGCGGAAGAGTCCCGTTCACAAGTCGAAGCAGATGCCGTTCAGGTGGCCGCTGATCGAGTGGCTGTGGCTGCGGACAAAGCGGCTGCTGATGCGTCTGCGGCTGCTGCTGCAGCGTCTGCATCGAGTGCGGCTGCGTCTGTCGTGGCTGCTGCTACGGCATACGACAACTTCGACGACCGCATGCTTGGAAACAAGACTGCGGACCCTACCGTAGACAACGACGGAAACGCTCTCGTCGTTGGTGCGCTCTATTTCAACTCCGTCATCGGGAAGATGAAGATTTGGACTGGGAGCGGGTGGCAGCTTGCATTCAACGACACGGCCACTGCGAGTGCGATTACGAATGACAGTGCGGTGTCGGGAGCGACGGTCGCCGCAGCACTCAACACGCTGAACTCCGGTAAGGCGAACAGCACTCATACGCACGCGCAGTCGGACATCACCGGCCTTGTAGCGGCGCTTGCTGCGAAGGCTGACGCGAGCGCGCTTTCATCCAAACAGGACACGCTTGTCTCTGGCACGAACATCAAGACCGTTGGTGGCACTTCGCTCCTCGGCTCTGGTGACGTAGCACTCCCCAGCGTTCCCGCTGGTGTGGTCGAGTGGGTAGCGATGAACAACGCTCCCACAGGCTACCTGAAGTGCAACGGCGCGGCTGTCTCTCGCAGCACCTACGCGGCCCTCTTCGCCGCCCTGATCCGTTCCGCCACGGTGACGATCACCATCGCCTCACCGGGCGTGATTACGTGGAACAGTCATCTCCTCTCAGCCAACGATCCAGTTCGCTTCACGACCACGGGCGCACTGCCTACAGGTCTCGTCGCGAACACCACCTACTTCGTCTCTGCGACCGGCCTGACGGCAAACTCCTTCAGCGTCTCTGCGACGGCTGGCGGTACTCGTATCAACACATCAGGTACTCAGTCTGGCGTCCACACTGCAATCCACGCGCCTCATGGCGTGGGTGATGGCAGCACGACGTTCAACGTCCCTGATCTCCGTGGTGAGTTCATCCGTGGCTGGGATGACGGACGTGCTGTCGATTCGAACCGCGCGTTCGGCTCTGCACAGGCGCAGGACATTCAGGCGCATTCGCACGCTCTCACGGGCGGCGACACATCTACAAACGTGGGTAACAACGTCCTCACGGGTAACCCGACTGGAGGCAGTCCCACGACACAGTCAGCAGGCGGTACTGAAACGCGGCCTCGTAACGTGGCCCTCATGGCTGTGATCAAGTTCTAAGAGAGGCCCCTGAAATGTACGTCTTCAACTACCATCCGGTAACGGGGGAGTTCATGTCGGCCTCTATTGCTGATGAAAGCCCCCTAGAACCGGGCGTGTTCCTCATCCCCGCGCACGCAACGAGGTTCCCCCCGCCGTCTTCATCAGATCCTCTTCAAACCCCTGTGTTCCGTAACGGTGCGTGGGGCTTTGCCCAGGATCATCGAGGAGAGATCTGGTACGACCCTGGCACGGGGATGCCTGTAGCGATCACGGAGTTTGGCGACCCGGCTCTCCTGGGTCTCGTCAAGGACAAGCCCAATCTCCCTGCGCCGGTTCCGCCTAGGATCTCCATGGCCCAGTGTAAGGCCCAGCTTGCGATCCTCGGCGTGCTCGACACCGTCGAAGCCATTCTCGCCGCTACGTCGCAGCAGTCGGTACAGGGCAAGGTTGCCTACATCTTCTGGCAAGAGAGCTACGAGGTGAACCGCAACTCTCCCCTGGTGAACGCCATGGCATCTCATCCATCCCTGAACTGGAACGCCGCTTACGTGGACGATCTGTTCCGGCAGGCAGCTCAGATCAAGGTCTGAGGACGATGCCCCCGCGCGATCAACAGGAAGAGCTTCACAGGATTCTCGGCCAGCTTGAAGCGAAGGTCGATACCCTGTTGGAACAGAACAAAGCCGCCCTGGATGAACGCAAGGAAATCCATAAGCGGCTTCAATCCCTCGAAACGAGTGTGACTGCACAGAAGACGACGATGGCAATCATCGCCGGTCTCGTGGGTATCTTCGTCACACTCTTCGATAACCTCTGGCCTCACAAGTGAGTGAAACTCACCCCAAATGACGAAGCACTCGAAAGCCACGACTGAAGCCTTGGAAGGTCTGCACGGTGCAATTGCAAAGGCACTCGCTGACAAGATCGCCAATGGTGAGGCTACGGCTGCTGATCTAGCTGTGGCCAGACAATTCCTGAAAGACAACGGCATCGACGCCATCCCTCGTAAGGGCACTGGCCTTGGTGACCTTGTCGACAGTCTTCCATTCCCCGACGCCGATGGCGTGGCGGATGAAGACCGCAAACTCAATTGAGATAGGAGTCTCCTACTTATGCCTCAGATTAACTCTGAAACGCCGCTCCGGTTTGTTCACCGCGAGAACTTCTCCAACCTCCCGGCGAGCACCTACGGCGTCCTCGGCACGATCCCCGATGCGACCTCGACGCTGGCCCTGGTGGCCAACACGGCTGTCGTCACGCCGTTCTATGTGGACCGCAACATCGCCATCTCGCAGATCGGCACGGTGGTCACGGTCGCCGGTACGAGCGGTCAGCGTGTGCGTATCGCCCTGTACGACTGGGATCCGATCACCCGCGCCGCTGGTGCGCTGATCGCGGACTTCGGTTCGGTGGTCTGCGATGTCACGGGCGCTGCTCTGCTGACCCCGGCGGTCGCGCGCTACCTCGCCTCGGGCTGGTACGCCCTGGCCATCGTCTCTGACGGTGCACCGACGATCCGTACCGTGCTTGGTTCCAGCCGTGACTTCGGTGGCACCTTCACGATCTCGACCACGACCCTCGTGGCGATCTCTCACTACACCGTGTCCATCACGAACGGCATCTCGGTAGGCTTCCCGGCGACCCTCGGTGCGCTGACGGCTGTGACCTCCACCTCGGAGTTCCGCCCGACGCAGTTCGCGGTTGCCCGGTACGTGGTGAACGCTGCGCCGTAATGGCCGCAGTGTGACACCTTAGTCACATAAATCTAGAAGCCTCTAGGATGGCCCAGGAAGGCCCTTCCGTTTGACCCTACCTGAGGTAGCGGCCAGCCCTAGGATCGGCCTGTACGGGCTTCCTAGGGGCTTCTAGACCCATATCCCTGCCAGGAGGCAGCCTCTGACTAAGAAACACCTCCTCTCAACCACCTCCCATACAACCTCTGATCCCCTTAAGGCCGACTTCCGCAACTTCCTGTATGCCATCTGGAAGCACCTCGGCCTGCCTGACCCGACCGAGATCCAGTACGACATCGCCAGCTTCCTCCAGCATGGTCCGAAGCGGTTGGTGATCGAGGCCTTCCGTGGTGTGGGTAAGAGTTGGATCACGACGACGTTCGTGCTGTGGAACCTCTACAGCAATCCTGACCTGAAGATCATGGTCGTCTCGGCATCTGCGACCAAGGCAAACGAGTTCTCGACGTTCTGCCTGCAGTTGATCCATGACGTGCCCTTCCTGAAGCACCTTGCCCCCAGGCACGACCAGCGGCAGAGCATGGTGGCCTTCGATGTGGGGCCGGCAAAGCCTGATCAGAGCCCGAGCGTCAAATCGATCGGTATCACTGGGCAGCTTACGGGCTCGCGCGCTGATGTGATCGTGGCTGATGACATCGAGGTGCCGCACAATTCGGACACGCAAGGCAAGCGGGACAAGATCCTTGAGCTTGTGAAGGAGTTCGACGCCGTGCTGAAGCCCGGTGGTCGCATCCTCTACCTCGGAACCCCACAGACCGAGCAGTCCGTGTACAACACTTTGCCTGATCGTGGGTACGTCACCCGCATCTGGCCTGCACGATACCCTGAGAAGCTGGATCGGTACGGCGTTCACCTCGCCCCGTACATCGTGCGGAAGCTGGAGAAAGACCCGAAGCTGGTCGGCAGGACCACTGACCCGATGCGGTTCGTGGATGACGACCTGTCCGAGCGTGAGTTGAGCTATGGCCGCTCAGGCTTTGCTCTGCAGTTCATGCTCGACACCTCCCTGAGTGACGCTGAGAAGCACCCTCTCAGGCTTTCCGACCTCATCATCTACCCCTGCGACAAGTTCAAAGCCCCTACAGACTTCGTTTGGGCCTCCTCTCCTGAGTACAGGATCGAGGGCCTGCCGATGGTGGGGATGATGGGGGATAGATACTTCAGGCCGGCTTGGACGTCTGGCGACTACGCACCCTATGAGGGAAGCGTCATGTTCGTTGACCCTTCAGGCCGTGGCAAAGACGAGACTGCCTACGCTGTTGTGAAGATGCTCCACGGAAGGCTGTTTCTGACAGCTTGCGGAGGCTTCCTTGGGGGATACTCTGACGATGTCCTGACAAAGCTGCTGATGGTGGCCAAAGGGCAGGACGTGAAGAGGATCCTCGCAGAGCCCAACTACGGTGGCGGTATGTTCACCCGGCTGCTGCAGTCTAAAGCCCAGACCATCTACGAGTGTGGGATTGAGGATGCTGAGTGGTCGAGCGTGGCGAAGGAGCAGAGGATCGTCGATACCCTGGAGCCGGTGATGAACCAGCACAGGTTGGTCGTATGTCCGTCTGTGATCGAACACGACTACGAGTCAGTGAAGGCGAGGGATGGGGAGAGAGCCCCCTACTACCGCCTCATGTACCAGATGAGCCGCATGGTCCGTGCCAAGGGAGCCCTGGCCCAGGACGATAGGCTCGATGCCCTGGCTGGTGCGGTCAGCTACTGGACCAAGCACCTTGCGAGGGACACTGAGAGGGCTGCCTTGCAGCACAAGGAAGACCTCTTGGACAGTGAACTGAAGAAGTTCGTTGAGCACGCACTTGGAAACAAGGGAAATGTTCAACGATCCTGGGCTTCTAAGACGATGAGGCGGGGGCTGATCACGTAATTACCCTGCCAGTAATGACGGGGAGAGAAGCCCCCCTCCCCCGGTTCATGTATATAGGTATTCAATGAAGGTTACCTATAAGGTTATCTACACGAGCTATAGAGGTGACTGTGAAGAGGAACCTGAAGAGGAACCTTTAGTCACGAGCGCAGATGCCCCTGATGTGACCGTGTACGAGGACGATGACTACGATGGGGAAGAGGACTTACTAGAGGTTGATACGGGGCTCGTCACGGAGCACGGAGAACCGATTGTAAGGGTAGTGCAGAGGGCTCGTATCGGGTTTCTGTAAGGGTGGGTGAGGGGATGATCCCCATCAGCATCTCCCTCATCCATCACCCCTGGGTAGTTTGATGTAGTCGTCTGAACTGCCTTCCCTTGACTGCCGCGTGCCGAAAACCCCCCGTCGGGGTCTCGAAATTGGGCCATGCCGCCGGCCTCTGTCACGGGGATTGTCACCGGGCATCCAAAAAACCCAATGAAATCAGCCATACGCAACGGATGATAGGTCCGATGAGGGGGCAACCAGGCGGCGACCTGGCGCTTTATGGCCGGGAATTTTCGCAGTCCCACGTGGCCCTTAGCCTTTTTTGTTCGATGACACTTGCAAATCACTGCCAAGTGTGAGCATCTTCGGGGCGTGGTTAAACGTCGTCCAGCACTGCGCACACCGATTCCATAGCAGCCAATGTCCAGGGGCCATTTTCATGAGCCTTCTGGCGAACCGGAACCGCCCCTCGCAAGAGGCACAGAGGACCGGGGAAAAGGCGAGAGGGTCGGCAAGCATCGGGTGCAAACGGCCACCGGTCCTAAAGGGCTTCACTGCACCAGGGCTGAAGATGAGAAAATGTCTCAAAACTCGAAACTAGGCCACGCCGTGAGGTGTGGTCTGGTCTGCTGGTAACGCCAGCACTGACGAGAGTCAGCCACATAACCAAAGGCAAGAGACATGACTTGGATAGACGCCATAGGCCTTACGCTCCTTATCGCCAACGTCCTGCTAGGTAACTACCTAGTCGCCGCTGGCCTGCTGATCTGCCTCATCGCAGATCGCATGTTGATGGGGCCTCGTGACGATGGCCTATGAAATCTGGGAAGCTCACCTAGCTGCCTTTATGGTCGGCGTGGTGGTCGCGGCGGTCCTCATTAGGACGCCCGTCAAGTAATCACTGACAAGCGGAAGGGGTGGCGAGAAATCGCTGCCCCTTTTTGCGTTTTATGAGGGGCAATCAAGCCACCTCGAAACAAAGGCAAGAGACATGCTCAAAACAGTCTATTACGGCCGCATCGCCGCGTTCTCAGTTGGTGCCTCGTGTGCTGCCCTGTCAGCCATCGGCGCTTATGAGATGCAGCTAAAGGCAGAGGGTGGCAGCCTTAACTATCTGGTTGTCGCCGCACCTATGGTGGCCGTCTGCGCTGCCCTGGTACCTGTCCTAGCCGAACGCGAGACGAGCCGTGTGCGAGCCCTTCTATGGTGGCTCGTATGCCTTCCCCTTGCCGCTGCGGTGGTCTTCTTTGGTGCCTCTGAACGAGTGCATCAGAGCAAAGCGGCGGGGCAGTCTGAACGCGAGAGCCTTAGGGCTGCCGTGGTACGGGCTGAGAGTGCACTGCAGGAAGCCAAAGCGGCAACGCTGAAGGCACAGGCACCGGCTGATAAGGCCAAGGGCTGGAAGACCTGCGGTAATGAGTGCCGTGCGCTGGTCACCGCGTACGATGCTCGTAAGGCTGAGCAGCTAGAAGCTGAGAGGCAGCTAGCACAGGCTCAGTCCAGGGCAGTGGCAGAGGCGAGCCTAGCGGCTCCTGTCTGGTTGCTGCCCGCAGCGCTCGACCTGATCGCCTTCGCAGGGATCTGGTCTGGCCTGTCCGGTCCTTGGTTTGTTTGCATCGCTGCCAAGCGTGAGAAACTGCCAAAGGCCAGCAAGCGCAAGGCCCATAAGCGGCGTACACCTCATCAGGTGGCCAAAGCGAAGGCCAAGCGGACTGCGAACGACAACGTGTTCACATTCCCTGCGTCGTAGCAGTGAAGGGGTGGCGAGAAATCGCTGCCCCTTTTTGCGTTTTATGAGAGCCCTTGACGGTTCTCAGCCGCCTAGCGGCGGAAGTCATCAACGAAAGGCAAGAGACATGCTTAAATTTCTCATCACTGAAAAGAGCAGCAACCGCAAAACCGGCCCGATCATGGTCACCACCTCGCCACGCGAGACGTGCCCTTCGGAGTGCCCCTTTAAGGGGGGCGCTTGCTACGCGGAAGGGGGACCGCTCCGGTATATCTGGAGCGCCCTTGATCGCGGCAACGCTGGTGAAACGGTGGCCAATGGTAAGGCCCAATTGCAGGTGCACAGCTTGCAGGGGTTGCTTGATGCCATTGGTCGGCAGGCTGGCAAGCTGTGGCGCATGAACCAAGCCGGGGATCTCCCTGGTGTCGGCTCGTCTATCCAAGGCGATGCCCTGCGTATGGTCGTCCGTGCTAACCGCATGGCCGGCGCTAGGGGGTTCACCTACACACACAAGCCAGTCCTTGGGAATGATGCAGTCTCACGGCGCAACCGTGAGGCAGTGGCCTACGCTAACCGCGACGGCTTTACCATCAACCTAAGCGGTAACAACTTGGAGCACGCTGATCAGTTGGCCGATCTAGAGATTGGCCCGGTGGTCACTGTGCTGCCTGCGGACGCCACAGAGAACACTGTGACGCCCAAGGGCCGCCGGGTTGTCATCTGCCCTGCCACGGTGCGCGACGACGTTAGCTGCGCAACCTGTGGTCTCTGTGCTCGCCAACGCGAGGCAATCGTAGGCTTTCCGGCTCACGGTGCGTCCAAGCGTAAGGCTAGCGCAATCGCTGCCAACACTCAGTGACCGGGAGGTGTCATCAATGCTCGCCACTCTGCTGACGATACTCGTGACCTATCTCCTGGTGCTGCCGCCCCTGCTGGTAGTCGGGCACTGCCTGATCACTGGCGTATGGGACAAGCGGCCTAAGCGATGACATGGCGAGGGGGTGGAGCGGAAACGCTCTGCCCCCTTTCCTTTTGTGAGAGCCCTGCAATCAAGCGAGGCCTCATGGAAGAAAGGCACAGAGACATGCTGATTTGCTTCGACGACATGCTGCCCGATAGCTCCGACATTCTGGACGAGGTGCGGGACATCGCTGACGCCAACGCTCGCGCGGAGGCTGAGTGATCCCATGAAACTCGATTTCAGGACTGAGCTTGAAGCCGCTGTCGCCCTTGTCGAAACCCTGCGCTTCCAGCGTTGGGTGGAGGGTATGACGGATGATTTCTACCACTCGAATGGCGGCTACGCTGCCCGCACACGGCAGATTGAGGAAGCTGAGCGAGAGGTGGAACGGTTGCGCCGCGAGGTGGCAGCCTGACGCGAGGGGGTGGCCAGAAATGGCTGCCCCCTTTCGCGTTTGTAGGGGATGCAATCAAGCAACCCCTGACAAAAGGCAGTGAGAGACAGCTATGGGAAATAACGGCGTCAATCCGAACCATCGCCCCGCTAACTTCAACACCCTGCAGAACATGAAAGCCTATGACCAGACCGGGCTGCCAAAGACGGCCCGAAAGGCGCTGCAGGAAAGTGAGAACAATTGGTCGGCCGCTGGCATCCTGTACGGCATGCGGCGGAAGAAGATCAAAGCGGCGGAGGTGGTCAAGATCATCCGGCAGCGAGACGTTGAAAGCCGGTGTATGCCGCAGGCCTAAGCCGCCTGGTTTGAGGGGGTCCACGGATCATTCATTGGTCCGTTGGCCCCCTTTTTTCTGCCCGCAGGGGTGGGAGGGCATGTGTCTATGCCGTTGAATCCCGGCTTTAACTCATGTGTCTATGCCGTTGAATTGTGGCTATGCGACAGGTTTTGGCAGGCTCGTGTGCCAGGGTCCGTTGACATTGTTCCAATTTAATCTAAGTGCGGCCTAGGCCATTTGGTCTAGTGTCGCACGGCTGTATGTAAGTGGGTGGTGGAGGATTGATGCAGATGAAGATGATGACTGCTCGTGCGTACCTTCAGCAATACGAGCCGGGTGTGTTTCAGTTCATGGAAGATCCAGAACGCATCCTCGCAGAAGATACTCACAAAGCGGTGGAACTCGCTGGAATCATGGGCGTTCAGGTTGAGTTGGCTGACGATGGTCAGACACTTCTCATACCGGAATGTGTGTGGTTCTCGATTTACCCCTGTTGACCAGTGACTGCCTTTTCACCACTTGTGATCGGAAAGGCAGCTCAAAAGAGTGAGGGTGTGCGATGTCTTCAACCAAGCTGGGTGATGCGTTAGTGCGGACCATGCAGCGTCTGCGTGATCAGCATGAGGACATGACCCTTTTCCAAGCTCAGTTCTTCGTAGTGATCGCCACAAACCCCGGCATCAACATGAAGGACGCATACCGGCAGATCGGTGCTCGTGACAGCATGGCCTCTCGTACATTGGCCCTGCTGACTGACATCGGCAGCCGCACAGTACTTGGGTTGGATCTGGTCGTGGCCAGAATCAACTCCCTCGACCGCCGTGAAAGGCTCCTCGACCTGACCCCTAAGGGCCGGCGTCTATGGAGCGACATCGAGAAGGACTACAGCAAACTCTAAGAGGAGGTGCACATGGCTATTTACGAACGTGGGAAGGGCTTCCAGGCCAAGTTCCGCGTCGATGGGCGTGACTTCCGAGAGCAGTTTCGGACGCGCCCTGAGGCCGAAGCCTGGGAACGTGCAGTGCGTGATGCTGTGAAGCTGGGCAAGGCAGTGCCGGATCCAAAGTCGATGGGGGCTCACTCTCGGGTGACCACCATGAAGGCGCTTGTCGAGTTCACTGACACAAAGCATTGGTCCGGTAACGTGGACTGTCGCTCTGCTGATGCTCTCTGCCGTAACGCAAGGTTGTTCTCGCAGTGGGTCGGTGAGAACCGTCACCCTGCAGATGCCTTGACGGAAGAGAACGTGCAGGCCTACGCGAAGTGGAAGGAGGCCAATGGGTCGTCAGGCTCAACGATCAACCGCCACGTCGCCAGCATCCGCAAGATGCTCAAGGAAGCCGTGAAGATGAAGCTGGTGCCTGAGATGTTCGATCTGCCCAAGCGTGCTGAGGGGCAGGCCCGTATGCGGGTCTATACCCCGGCAGAGGAGGCGCAGATCCTCGCTACGCTCAAGCTCTGGTCCTACGACGATCTGCATGACCTCTTCGTGTTCCTCGTGGACACTGGGGCTCGTGTCGGTGAGTCCACCAAGCTGGAGTGGCCTGAGGTCAATGGCACCACCGTGCTCTTCCTCGGGGAGACCACCAAGAACCGGACGGAACGGGTCGTGGGGCTGACGCCTCGGGCTCGTGAGGCCCTGGCCCGTATGAAGGCCAAGCATGGCAACCTCAGTGGCCCCTTCGTGTGGGTCGAGAGGCAGACCATGCGGACCATCTGGGACAGGCTCAGGGGGCATCTGGAGTGGCTCGACGACCAGTGCGTCATCCACACCTTCCGCCACAACTGCCCCACCCCGCTGGGCCAAGAAGGGGGAAACCCCCATCACGGCCCACC